CGCGATTCGCCAGTACGGCAGTCCGCAGTCGTCTTTATCCTCTACGACGTTTATCTCGACCTCGGCGGGAACGACGCTGGAGTTGGTGACGGTGAGTGTCGGCGCGACGCGCCCAAGTTTCGCGTAGCCGCTGCCAGCGTTGGTCAGCGTGACGCCTTTGATCGGCCCGATGTCTTCTGGGCCTGCGCCGCTCAGTTGGCCGCCGCCAGGTGCCTCCGCTAGTCCGGTCGCGCCGCTGCCAAAGCACGCAGTAACGGTACAAGTGATGTCGGTGTAGACTTTTTGGAGAGTGCCCTGCGGACCAGTTACGTTGACACTTAGCGAGTCTGGCAGTGTCCCCGTGAGACACAGGCACGCCTCGCCGTCGCCGCCGCCGTCGCCGCCGCCGTCACCGTCGCAGCACGAACTGCAACCGCTGCCCAGCATGAACCCCATGTGTCAGCACTCCGCGGCGATCAGAAACCACGCCTCGCCGTCACGGGCGATTGCGCAGTTGCGAACTGATTGCGTCGCCGTTGAGATTTCGGCAAACAGATTCGTTGCAGACGCCGTATTTGGCGTGGTCGTTTGGTACTTGAACGTCACAGTCTTTGAGGCGTTTTTCGACCATCCGCCCGTAAACGTGCAAATCCGAAACACCTTCGCCGCCAGCGTCGACTGATCCCCCTCCTCAAACCTCGTCGGAATCTTGGTCACCTGCATCCGCATCGGCGCAGCCTCGGCGGCATCGACGGTGCGTCGAATCCTGCCGAGCAGATCGGAGCCAATGAGGAAGCCGTCGGCCATGATCAACTAGATGTCCGTGCGGAGGTTCCACTGCCTGAAGTCTATTTCTTCCGTGACTTTGTAGCGATAGACGAGGACTGGAGGGTTTGCGGTGTCGAGTCGTGGTCGCCCGTTGTCGTTGAGCGGGATTGGCTGCGCCGAAGGGCGCTGGCTTGAGGCATCGCCAGACGCGATGCGAATCATCGCGCGAACTTTTTGGTTCACGGCGATTCCGTCCGGTAGCGCTAGCGGGGTAGCGATCTTGTTGTCATTGGTTAGTTTGAGCGGCTGCCCGAACGAGTCGTCTTCCCCGCCGCCAGGCGGATTGAATGCCTTCACACTAAACCCAGTCTGAGGCTGCAAGACGTCCCACCCGACGTCCTGAAGAAGATAGGCCCCGCCGGCCATCGCGTAGGCAGAGTTTCGTTTGTAGAGAAACTCGTAGGAGCAGTTCCACCCCCGATAAAGTTGCCCCTGCCAATAGTCGTTCTGCGGCCTTGCCTGAACCCCCCTGAACATGACCGTGCGGCGGCCCATGTTGAGCGAGCCAAGGCTGACCGGGACGCTGTTTGTGTAACCGGCGTATTGATTCCGCGTCGTCGGATCGACTGGCTGGAACTGCTCAATTGTGATCGTCGTGATCGGCTGGACTGCCGTGACGCCCTCGTAGAGATCGCCGGCCGGGTTGGTGATTGGCAAGGCACCGCCAGAAAGCGATCCGTTCACGCCGCTGACCTTAGTCCACTGATACGCCGGCACCTCCATCAGCGACGTGTTCGTGTACCAATTCGCCGGCCGAATGCTCGGTGCTTCTGACTGTGGGTCTTGCCCAGGTTCTGCGCTCGGCGCCGTTCGGTAATTGAACGTCGCCAGGATGACCATCCTGCTCTCGCCCTCGTAGACCCCAGAGAACGAGTAGCAGAAGGTTCCTGGGTTGCGCGGATGCGCTTGGCCGACGGAGACGGAGCACGCAGCCGGGATGTCGACAAACTCCGACGGGCTGTTTAGCAAGATGCGAAACACCCGCGCCGCCGAGATTGCCGTTTGGTTCTGATCCGACGAAAACTCGTAGGACTGCCCCTGCGACAGTTCGCTAACCATCCTCGGCATGAATCAGCCCTCCGTGATGTCGACGCGAAGGCGGGTTCCGGCCGTGCCGATGGCCTTGTAATTTACGCCGGTAGACAGCCGAAACACCGCCGGCTCGCCGGGCCGCAGCGTGGTGAGCGAGACGAACGACCCGCCCTCGTCGATGCCGATCTGGGCGGTCGCGACCGTGGCCGTTGAGAGGTTGCGAAGGAAGGCGAGGCCGACGCTGGATAGGTTCGACGTGGACACGTTCGTCGGGTTCGTCGTGAGCGAGTAGGTCAGCGACTGCATCCCTTCGAGCGACATATCAGCCGTGACGTTTGTCACCTGGATGCGGTTGTCCAAAAAGCCTTTGTTGACCGTGATGTTCACGCCGTATGAGATGTCTGACATTGGGGGTTCTCCTTAGTTTGCGACGGGTGCGTTTTTCTTCTCGGCGATGATCGCAAGCAGCCTGTTTGCCTCCTCTTGGAGGTTGACGAGATCGACGTCGCGATTGGAGTCGTCGCCGCGCAGGAGCCGGTTGAGTTCCCGCTGGCCCTCGACCGTCGAAGCGTCGGTCGCGCCCAGGGCGGCGCGGGATGGGCCTTGGAGGATGGCGTTGCGGACTTCGTCGGCGAAGCCGGCGGTCATTGGGGCTACCTGGCGGGCGCGGTCGGCAATGAACCGATCGATCGCGGCGTTTCTGCCATCGCCGTCAACCAGGCCGGTCGTCTCGGCCGCGACTTCGCCGAACCTGGCAATGATGTCGTTGATGCCCTGTCGCGTCTCCTCGGCGGCCCGCTCCGCGGGAGTCATCGCCAGTTGGCGGCCACGCTCTGGGTCGCCCAGAAGCCTCCTGGCCTCCCTGGCCTCGAAACTGTTCATCGTTTCGTCGAGGGCGGCGACTTCCGCTTCCAGGGAGCGGATCGAGTTGTTGAGTTCCTGCTCGGTGCGGATGAGGATGGGGTCGGCCGGCGTGGCTTGCAGTTGCTGCCGAACCGTTTCCCTCTGGAACTGGAGTTCGCGGAGCCTTTGCTGCTGAATGCCAGCCGCCGATCCGACGCGATCGATGGCTTCCTGCGTCCTGCCGATGACGGCTTCGATTTGGCGCTCGGGGTTGAGCGTGCGTTCGCGACGCAGGCGATCTGATCTTTCCTCGATTTCTCCACGCCTTGCTCTGGTGCGATTAATATCTTCGCGCGCTGATCGAATAGCCGCCTCGCGCTCGGCCGGGTTTTCGATTTGAACAGCCGCGTTCAATCGCTCGACGGCGTCCTGAAACTCGCCGCCGACTTGATCTAACAAGACTGCAAATTCCCTCGCCCCAGGCACTCCCGACTCTATAGCGGCCGCGACCTCTTCTTGCGCGCTCCTGATGGCCGCCGCAGGCCCACGCGCAGACAACGCAATCTCTCCGGCGGCTTCATCGACTGCGCCGGAGATCGCGGCGTCCAGCCTGGCAGCCAGGCTATTGAGTTCATCGAAAGATTGCGCGGCCGTCCTGAATCTTAGCCCACCGTCAAAAACACTTGGCCCTTCCGCAAGAATTTCACGCAGCCGTGCGAGCGGCGCTTCCAGTGCTTCTCTCCTAGCGCGAATGCTACCAATGTCTTGGCCTGCGGGCAGGTCTGGAACATTTCTCCGGAACGGATTTGGCGCGCGGCGGCGAATCGCCGCCTCCACCTCACGGTCGTCTGGAGGCGGCAGGAGCAGGGCGCCTCTGCGAAGCCTCTCCCTCCTGCGAGATTCCTCCAACTGCGCCTGAAGTCCTGTCCGCTGGGCTGCGTCGCTTGAGTCTTCTATCTCTCTGTTGATTCTTGCTTGATTCGCCCGCTCAACTCGAATAAGCGGATCGTTCTCAAGAACTCTCTCTTGATTAATTTCCCTGCGGGCCTTGGCGGCCCGCTCGATTGACTTCGTAAATTCCCTGGCTTCGGCCGCCTGGTCCGACAGCGTCCCAGACCTGAGCGCGTCGCCCAACTCACGAAATGACTCTGCGAGCGTTTCAACGAGGCTTTTTTGCCTCGCCAGCGTGTCGTTCAGTGCTTTTGTGCTATCTTGCGCTGTTCGGCCGCTGTTGATCCACTTCGTAAGAGCGACTACTGCCTGTCCTGCGAGCACCGCGGCAAGGCCGATGAATAGACCTTGGGTTCCGCCAAGAATGAAAGCCAGTTGCGTCACATTGTTGCTGATGGCGCGCAGACGCTGGTCAAAACTTCCGGTAACTGAGAAAAAGTCGTCGATCGCAAAGCCGGCTTGCTGCGCGGCCAGGGAGAATTTGTCTAGCCCTTGCCTGCCAATGTCTCCGGCTCGCTGAATCCTTTTCTCGACGTCGCCAAGGCTGATCCCAGAAGCGGCCGCCGACGCCGCCGCGAGCGAACGAACCATTGCGTCAATCTCCGCCCTCGCGCCGGCTATATTTCCGGCGTCGAAAGCCTCGTTGATGCGATTTCTTACTGCGTCAAAAGACGTCGCCAGCACCCCCCTAGCGTCGCCGGCGACTCGCGAAATGACGCCTTGAAGAACTTGAAGTTGTGATTCATACGACCGAAGTTCCGTTTGATCTAGTCCGAGCGAAATCCCGGATGCGCCAGCGCCGCCAAAAGACTGGCTAAAGTCAAACGCTGTCGCCAGTCTCCTTGCGGAAGCCTCTAGTTGCTGCACTTGCTGCCGCGCGGCGTTGATTCCGTTTGCGAACGCATCTGGCGATCGCGAAATCTCTAAGAGCGTGTCTCTGGCAGCGCTTAGTTGCGGCCGCAACTGTTGCTGCACCGATCGAGGCAGCCGCGAAAGAGACTGCTCGACCTCATCAACTTGCCCGCGCAGGTCTTGAACCTGAAAGCCGCGGTTCCCAGTCAAGATCGGAGATGCGAGGTCTTGGTTTCTTTGGTCGCGAGAGTCGCGCGCCGCCGCATCAAGCAACCGTGTTCGCTCCGCGTCAAGGTCGCCTCGCGATCTTTCGCGGTTTATGACGGCTGCGATTTCATTGTCTTCGGCCCTGCGGGCCGCGGCTGCCCTTTCTTTCTCTTGCTGAAGCCTAGTCCGCTCGCGATTTATGAGCGCGCCGATTTCATTGTCTTCGGCCCTGCGCCTCGCGGCCTCCGCTTCCGCAGGCGCGTCAATTGTTGACTGAAGGCTCTGCCTGGCCTGTGCGGACTGCCGAATAAGCGCATCGAGTCGTGCCTGCGCCTCGGTCGTGTCGAGCCCTAGCGTTGTCCTGCGTTCGACAGAAGCCTGATACCTGGCAATTTCCTGCCGCAGCCGAGCCAACTCTTCGACGCGCTGCCTGACTGATCCGTCTTCAAGGACGGCTGGCGGCAGCGCCGCCGCTCGCTGGCTCAATTGAGCCGATCGCGTCAGTTCGTCTCTGACGCTCGGCGCGGCGAACTCAAGTTCGCGCCCGGTGAAGCCACTGTTGGCGAGATTCTGGACGGCCGACAGCCTCTCAATAGACGCAGTGACTGCCTCTACAGCACGACGCACGCCGGCATACCGCTGCGTCGAGATGTCCGCGCCGCGCTCCGCGGCTGTCGTCAGATTCTCGACGCCACGTTGAGCCCGCTGTAGCGCGGGGCCGAACGCCGTCTGAATTTCCGCTGACAGTGATGCGTACTTGGCGACGGCAGCACCGATCGGGTTGCCGAGTTCGTTCGTGATGCTTACCAGCCGGTCTGACTGAATGATTGCTCGCTCAAGTTCCCGCGTCTCAACGCGCACCTGCAACCGCTTCAGCCGCTCTGGCGAAATTCTGGAGAACGTATCAATCAGCCTGTCGAGCGCGGACGCCTCGATGCGCGTTTTGACGTTGATGACCTTTCCATCGACCTCCTGCACGTCAGCCCGCAGACGGCGCAGCCCCTCAACGCCGCCGACGTTGACGGCGAGATCGACGTCTTGCTGCGTCAGCGTCCCCAGGACGTTCCGCAACTCCGTGATGTTGCGAAGCCCGCTTTCGCGGACGACGAGGTCTACTTCCGCCTGGCGGCCGAGGGCGACCAGTTCGCGGACGCGGGCGTTCAGGTCTTCGACAGACCTGATCGCACCCTGAAATCCACGGAACGCCAACTTCTGGGAGGCGGCGTTCTGGATCGCCCGCTCGTACCGCTGGATCGGCGTCAGGATCGAACTGATCGACTTCGAGACGTCTGCGGAGGCCCGGCGCAGGTCTTGTGTGATCGAGTTGGCGAACGCCTGCGTCCGCTTCGCCGATTCGTTGAGGCCGCGGACGTAGTTCCCCGTGTTCGCGGAGACTACTGCCGAGATTTTGCCGAGATACCCGCGGCCTGTCGCCATCGCCTCATCCTTGCGGCGGTTGCTGCAACTTCATCAACTCTGCGAACATCTGCTCCTGCGACTGCCTGGGCTTCTTCGAGGCCGGGATGAAGACGGACTCTTCGGGCAGCCGCTTGTAGTTGCCGCTGGCTGCCATGATCGTCCGACACAACCGAGCCGTCTGAACCCACGGGTCAGGCAGCGGGTAGAGTTCGTGGAATGCGTGCCACTCCGCCAACTCTTCGCTGTCACACTCCCGCAGCAATCGCTTTACCGTCATGCCCAGCGCCAGGGCCAGCCTCATGTAGAAGAGGCGTTCCGGTCGCTGGGCGAATCGTTTCCCAGTTCTTCGACGGCCTCCGGCGAGAAGGCGTTGTGCGCCCACGCGGCCTCGAAAGCCTTGTTGATCGACGCGCTGGACTTCTTGCCCAACTGCTCGGCGTCGGCGTCCGCGAAGAGCCGCTCGCCCTTCTCGTCGCAGAGGGCGAGCACCAGGAAGCGGACGCGGAAGCCCTTCATCTTCTGCTCGGAGTAGGACTCCTCGAAGAAGTCGCGCTCGGTGCCGGAGATGGTGCGGACGTATACCACGTCGCCCCACTCCTTCTTCATGTCCAACTCTTTGAGTTTGGTGTCGTCAGCCGCCAGAATCTTCGCCTTCGTCAAAGCCATCGCAGAAGAAACTCCTGATTAGAAAAACTGACCAGAGATCGTGTCTGTTGCCGCGTAGTCGGTCAGACGAAACCGCATCGTGCCGCGAACTAGATCACCAACCGCTGCCTCCTGCGTCGCTGTCTCGCAGATTGCGCGGTTTGAGATCGAGAAGACGTTGCCGGTGAACGACAGTAGGCCGACCTTGCCGATGGCCTGGAGCGGCCCGATGCCGCCGGTCGGCTGGATGAAGTCGACGTCGACCGTCCCGCCGCCGTTGGCGCCGCTCGGGACAAGAACCAGTTGGTTGGCCGGCGCGTTGTAGGGGGTCATATCGACGATCTCCGCCGTCGGATGATCGACCGACACCCTAGTCGCGATGGCTCGGACGCCGCAGAACGTAAGGGTAGCGCCAGATGCGACGAAGCCTGCCATGAGTCACGCCTTCTAGAGCGCGACCGCTTACGCCACGCGGAACGTCGCGCTGCCGGAAACGAGTGCGCCGACCGAGCCGCCAAGCGAAGAACTCGCCATCGTCGCGTTGCCGCTGAACGAGAACGGCCCAGCGATCGAAAGAGCGCCGGAAACGCCGGCCGTGAGGATGCTGTTCGAGATGTAGTCGATGGTGACTTCGCGTTCGGTGGCGAAGCCGCCGACGAACTCCCGGCGTCCGTTCGGGGCGATGCCCAGGTGGCTGCCGTCGATGAGGTCTTGCGTGTCATTGACCTGGACGCTGGTGACCGTGAGGGTCGTGCCGGCGAAGGTGAACGTGAGTCCCTGTGAAGAAACGCCAGCCATGTGACACGCCTCCTTGCGTGAAGTACCGTCGAGTAGGTTTTACTGGGCGGCTTCTTGCCACCGAATCTGATACAGTTGCCGAACCTCGTAAGCCGGCGGGAGTTGGGCTCCGACGGCCGCCGGGTCGAGGAAGTCGTCCGTTTCGGACACCAGCCTCATATCTTCAATTGTAGCCCCTGCCAGCGTCCCGGTGGCTCCATCCAGCGCAAGCCTGACCTCGTCGCCCAACTCCCTGGACGTGTCGTGGTTCAATGCCCAGGAGGCGATCTGGAGGCTGACAAGAGGCATGAACATCGGGCCGGAAAGGTGGCTCTCGCGGATGATGTTCTGCCGCTTGTAGACAATGAACGGGAACCCGGCCCCTTTGGGGACGGCGATCGGGAAGACGTTGAAACCCACGAGCCTGGCGACGCCCGGCGTGGAGAGCAACTTCTGGTAGACGTGCTTTTCTGGGGAGAGGAGCATGGTTTAGCCGCCGCGAATGGCGATCGACGCCTCCAGGTATGCGCTGAGAATCCCGTACACGTCCCTCGCGTTTGCGGCGATCGTGTCCTGCATCAACTCCAACTTTGGCATCCCGGCGATGGTTTCGCCAGGCGCGAGGGTGATCGGGTGTTGCTTCCTGCCGCCGCCGGTTGCCCGCGGGCCGGCAAAGTCTCTGGAGTATTTGTCCCCAATGACGCCGCGGTCGTCCGCGGAACCCATCAGGAAGTAGTACCCGCGGCCCATCCGCTCGAATTCTGTGTTGTTGAACGAGCCGGCTCTGCTCATCTTGCCGTTGATGGCCTGGTGGACGTTGACGTAGGCCCGCCGCCCGCGAGAGCCAGGCTTTCGTCGCCCGGTCCCAAATTCCACCAACCATGCGTGATTACCACTTTCAACGCCTGGCTGTGACCCGCGGTTGCCAGTCTGCCGAGGGCCGACGACTGCCGTGCCGCCCTCCTTGTAGGCGCGGTAGATCGTCGTCACCGACTTGGCGAGGTTGCCGGTGGCCTCGTGCCGCTGCGCCAGGGAGCGGTAGTCGTCCTCGATGGGCTTGGCGGCCTTCTTGCACGCCGCCTCGATGATTTTCTGCGACGAGGCTACGCCGGCCAACTCCTCCAGCCGCTGGACGAGGCCGCGGACGCCGGCCGTCTTGATCGTGATGAACTGATTGGCCTTCTCGACGCCGGTTACGCCGCCTTCGAGAATCTGCGGCGCGCCAATGCCCTGCTCGATTGCCATCACTGCACCTCGCGAGCCAGGATTTCGGTGTAGTCGCCGCGGTCGGTCACGCTGGCGATCTCCATCGTGCGATTCTTCCAGATTACCCGGTGGGTGTGCTGCACATCGCTCCGCTCGCGGATGCGGATGCGGTGTGTCGCGATCACGTTCGCTTGCTGGGCCTGGAGGATGTCGCGGCTAGAGAGGCCGCTGACGTTCGCCCAGACAGTGCAGAGCGTGTTATCCCAGTTCAGTGTCGTCTCGCCGGAGAGGCTGCGCACCTCCGCTGGGGTCTTGATCGTTACCCGCTCGGTCATCTTGCCGATGTCGACGCTCACGACACGCTCCCGCGGCCGATCAAGACGATGTCATACGCCCCGCCGGCGGTTCCGGTGACCGTCACGGTCGCCGTCGACATCCCGGCCGCCGTCAAGTCGCACTGCACGGCCACCCCGCCGGCCTTGACCGTCTGGCCGCCGGCGGGAAACGGCGCCCCGGCGAATGCCAGAGTCGACGCCCCGCTGTTTTTGACGTAGTAGGCCGACACGCTGGTCAGCGTCACCGTGGCCGGCGAGCCGTCGCGGGTGTCGGCCAGCGAGGCCAGACTGAGCGTCTCCGACGCCCCGGAGAGCGTCCGCGAGTCGCTCCAGGTGATCTGTGCCTGCCCGGCCGCGCTGCCGTCGGCCACGAGAGCCGCGTAGGAGGCCGGCGTGACGCGGACGGTCTTCGACAGGTCGCCGCTCGACGACTCGTGGGCTAGGAGGGAGAGCGAGATTTGGGCGTTCAGGGCCATCGGTCAGGTTCCCATGACGTAGATTTCGTAAGACTGTCCGCTTGTGCCGCCGATGCGGAGGATGCTGCCGCCGACCGTCGTGCCGAATCCGTCGGAGTTCGGGCAGGAAAGCATCATTGAGCCACCCTCGCGGATCGGGTAGCCGCGCAGCGTTAGGCTCCCCAAGTTGATCATCGGCGAGAAGTTCCACGACGTGACGTCCTGCCGGAAGATGCTGAAGGCCGAGCCCGTCCAACCCGCCGACAGCGCGATCTGGTTGGTCGTCGAGAGGTTCTTGATGCACAAGACCTTGACGACTCCGAGGCCGATGGTCGAGAAGTCCACCTCGTCGAAGCCCGCAACCCCGAACGTGCGGCGGTCGCTCCAGACCTTTGTGCAGTCCCCGGCGTCGACCGTGAACGTGAACGGGTGCTGGTCGATGGCCGTCGTCAGGCCGCGTGTAGTCGACCGCCGCGCAGAGACGTTCCCCGTGATCTGCGCAGTGACGGTCATCGGTATCCGCCCCAGCCGGAGGCCGCCAGGAGCGTCTCGAACGTCTGCGGCACCGGCAAAACCTGCGAGTAGCCGGCGACGACCGGCTGGCGATGTTCGTAGAGGTGAGCCGTCTGAAGCAGGATCAGTTGCCTGATCACGGGCGGCACGTTCGCGCCGCTGGCCCCGTAGCCTGCCGTCCACCGCACAGTGACGCTGTTCTCGTCGCCGCGAACCGCCGGCCAGACGCCGTTGTAGAGTGGGTAGATGCGGCCGGGGGTCGCATAGTTGTCGACCTGGAACTGGTTCGCCGCGGACGTGATCGTCCGCTCGACGCCCGCCTCATCTCGATAGATGACCGTGACGTTCGCCGCTGCCATCGGCGGCCTGGGCAGGATGATCTCCCAGAGCGGGAACGTGTCGTAGCGGGCCTCCAGCACTTGCGTGATGAGGGCGACGTCAAGAATCTGCTCGACGTACTCCCTGGACATCGTGATGTACGACTGAATCAGAGAGTCGTCGTCGGTGATGTCGACCTTGGCCTGGGCCTTGGCCTCGGCCAGTGTGACCGGCTCGACGGCCGGGGCCGTGTGGAGCCGCAGGCTCCGGTACGGCGTGATGCCGCTCGACGGATACTCCGGCATTCCGTAGCGGATGGTGACGGTCACTTGGGCTTCCTCCGGCCGCCGGTGGTGGTGCGTTCGACTTTGGGTTCGACCATCTGCTCTTCAATTACTTCGGGCTCGCTTCGCTTCGCGTCCATCTGCTCGATGTCTCGGCCTTCGGCAGAGACATCGACCGGCTCCACCATCCCCCTTCCGACGTAAATGCGGGCCATGCCGTCGGCCCAGTCGAACTCCTGGCCGATGCGATAGCCCGAAAACGCCTTCGTGATTCTGACCCTCATGCCACAAACCCCCACACGTCCTTCGGCGGCGTGTCCTTGTTGTTCCAGAAATCAGTCGTGTGCTGATGCACCTTGCCGCCCTCGACCGTCCGAGAGGGCCAGGTGACCATCAGTTCGGCGTGGCCGACGCTGACGTGCGTCGCCATGCCAAGCGTGTTGCCGGCCGCCTCCCAGGCGTGCCAGAAGGCGATGTCCTCGTCGACCTCGCTGCCGTCCTCTTCGACCTTGCGGATGAACCACGGCTTCTTGAGTTTCTTGAGGGCCGAAGTGCGCAGGAACGTGGCCCCGAAGTGGGCCGTTCGCACGAGTTGCACGGGCTTCTCGAACCACTCATTGCCGACGTCCAACTTCTCCTCGGGCTTGTAGCCGAGCGGGCTGAACATGACGGCATTCGCCTCCCGCTTGCTCTGGAGCGGGGCGATGGCATCGACGCCGGAGTGCATCATCAAGGCCAGAAGAGCCTCGACGGTCTTGGCCGTGAAGACGGTGTCGTAGTCGAACGTCAGGATGACGTCGTGGGTGTCGATGACCTGTTCCATTGCCTTGGACAGGCAGACACCCCAGAAGGCACCCGTGACCTTGATCGGACTGATCCGGTGAGGCGCAAGAGCCTGGGAGACGCAGAAGAGGTTGTCGGTGAAGCCAAGTCGCGGGGTGCTCATCACCGCCGCGACTTTGACTTCCGCCTCGACGTTTCCGATCCGCAACAGCATCGTTCGCTCCTTTGAGAGGAGCGGGCGCGCCTCCATGCGCCTTTGCCGGCCTAGTCCAGTGGCCGTCCCGCTTTGACGGGAATCAGCCCTTGACCCAAGCCAGCGCACCAGCCTCGGTCGCCGTCGCCGGCGAAACCTCGGCCCGCGACAGACGCCCGGTGATCGCCACGGTGGCCGACACGCCGGGCGTGTAGGACACCTTGAGGTAGCGCTTCCGAGCCTTCGTGTCGACGTCCATCTTCACGACGGAGGTCAGGGCCGTGCCAGCCACCGAGATGGCCGGGACGGTGAAACCGCCCGTGCCACCCATGACCAGGGCGGTCACGTTCGAGTAGTCGGTGCTGAGAGCGTCCGACTCCTCGACCTTGAGGACGTTCGCGAACGTCGTCGCGGCGTTCGAGGCACGCATCACCGTGAGGCTGGCGTGATCGTAGCCGAGCGTGTCGATGGTCAGCGTAGCGGTGGCGGTCGCACCAATGGCGGCAGCCTCGACGGAGCCAACAACCTTGTCGTTCTGAGCGTGGATCATCTTCTGGCTATCTCCTGGTTAGGTTGTTCAAGAAGCCGCCGTCCGCAGAGCCACCACAGGGCCGACCTCGCTGGTCGAGCCAAGGCTGTGATGGTTCACGTCGAACCGCATCGTCCCCTGGAGGAGGAGTTGGTCCGTCGTGGCGTAGACCTGATCGTAGAGCCGGACGCTGAAGTCCCGACGCCGGGCGTAGATGCTGGACAGCGAGAGGTTGCCGAACAGCACCTTGACCTTCGACACGTCCGAGCCGAGGGTGCTGTTGAGCACATGCACGAGCCGCACGGGGTATCCGAGCCAGGTGTCGGTCACGCCGGTGCCGAGGTCCGCTCCGGTGTTGCCGCCGGCGGCGTACTTCAGGCGGGAGATGCTCGCCGCGTAGCCGGCCGGGCTCACATACCAGGCCGCACCATTGCGGGCGTAGATCGGCAACTTGCCCATCGCACCGAGGAAGTCCTCGATGTCGAGCGTCTCGAAGGAGACGTTGCCAGAGGCAGCCGTCACCACCGACGCCGAGTGATCGCCGTTGACGATCTTCGACGCGATGCCGCGGATGCCGCCGAAGTCACCCTGCGTCCCGTCGCCGAGCCAGCCACAGAGGTCGATCTTGTAGGCCAGGCTGGTCGCGAACTCCGTCGCGACAGCGTCGGCCAGACCGACCACGCCCGCCGAATCCTCGACCACCTCGGTCGACATCCGGCAGCCAACCGCCAACTTCTTGGCGACGAGCGACACGTTGCCGTAGGTCGGCTCGCTCTCGGTGACGGCCGAGCCCTCGCCCACGAAGTAGGCCGTGGTGCCGGAGAGCCGCTTCGGGATCACCATCGTGTCCCGCGTCATCGTGACGTTCTCGCAGGCCGGGGGCAGGGTGCCGAAGGTTTCGACCAGCCGGATCACCCGGTTGGCGAACTCCTCGGGGACCAGCGCGCCGCCGGTGCTGTTGGCGTTCTCGCCCAGAGCCCGGTTCTCGACGCCGTGATCCTTGCACCACCGCAGGTCGTCGGCATTCTTGAAGATGTGCGCCCGCAGCCAGCGGCCGCAGCGATAGGCACTCTCCACCGAGTCGGGGCCATCGTTGAACGCGGCCAACTGGGTGTGATGGGGGAGGATCGACCGAATCTCGGTCTTCTTCGCGTCCTCGGTGGCCTTCTCGACCACCGGAGCCGGAGCCGGCTGGGCCTTCTCGACGACGCTGCGGAGTTCGGCCTCCTTGGCAGCGATCCGCTCCTCGAACTCCAGCGAGGTCTTCAGGTCGTCGGCCTGGTTGCCGAGCGAGATGAGTTCCTTGGTCTGATCCGCACTCCGCTCCTCGATCGAGCCGAGTTCGGTCATCCGCGCGGCAACGGCCGCGGCACGCTCCTGAAGACGCTTGAGATTCGACGACGCCATTTTGGCCTGACTCCTGGTTGAGCCGGCCAAACGCAAAAGCGGCGGCCGGCGGGTGATTCCCGCAAGCGCGCCGCGTCGTGAATCCTCACGCCACTCGCACTGCTCACCACGGCATCCGCCGCGGTGCGTAGTCCATACTTGTAGCCTATGCTGTCGGCTACATACTCTGCAAACGAGTCCGGAGCACGGCTGCCTTCAACTCCGCCGCCTTGACCGCAGCCGCGGCAATGGCGACGTCTTCAGCCGACGGCGCGGGGACCGAATTGCTCTCGGCCACGACGACCGGCTCCGCAGCGGGCGGAGCGTCCGTTTCGGCGACCGCCGTATCCCTCGACTCCTGCTCACTCATCGTGACCTCCGGAATGACGTGCATCTGGCACAGCGCTTCGGGCGAAATGCTTCCTGCAACGATTTCGCACGCCCCGCCACCTTCATAGAAGATGCAGTTCGCGCACCTCATTCCTTGAGCGATCCACGGGCTTTCGGCCATGTAGTGGACATCAGTTGGCAAAAACTGCCCATAGATGTCGACCGCGTCCTCAAGCACCCTGGCAATGACTTTCTTGTGCGGCGAGAGGCCGCCCTCGGGCTCCGCGCGGTTCTCTTGCGCGTCCATCTGGGCCACCTTGGCCGCAGCCCACCGCTGGCCGGCGTTTCCAGCCCACAGGAGCCACGCCACGAACCCCGGCTTCTCATCGCCCGGCGTGTCCCAACCCGGCGACTTGCTCGCCTTCTCGTGCCTGGCGAACCAGGCATTCATCTCGCGGACGTGATCCTCGGTGAGCGTCTCGCGGGCGGCGATCTTGTTCGCTCTGGCAACCGTCTCTGGCTTGAGGCCGTCGCCTGACTTGCCCTCCTCGTGGAGTTTGAGGCCGCGCCGGGCCGCCGAGGCCATGCCAGCGGTGGGGCGGAGGTTGACGTCGGCACGCTGCTCGTCGGCCTGGCCTGCCGGCTCGTCGACCTTGGTCAGCGACGACATCTTCTTCGCCACCATGTGGTCTTCCGGCTCGCCGTCGTCATACGGCGTCAGCACCACCAGGGGGTCTTCCTCGGTGGCGGCCATGCCTTGCACCGAGCCGTTCGGCATGACGTGCTCGACGCGGCCGACGCCGTCACCCCAGGAGGCGTAGTCGCCTTCCTTGAGAGAGCCGGGGGCTTCCCTGGCGACGGTGTCGCTGGTTGTTACGGAGCGTACCTCCGCTGGCTCTGCCGCGGAGGCACGCCGCTTCAAAACCCACTTCGCCCCAGCCTCTCCTCCAGCCAGTTTCCACTCGACCCAGGCCGGCGAGCCGACCCAATCCTCGGCACGGGCCTCCAAGCACCGATCATGGACGTTCGCCAGGTACTCGACCTCCTCGACGGAGACGATTTCACGGGCCACGAGGTGCTCGGCGATGCCCACCAGCACTTGATCGACGTCGTCGCGGCCCCGGCAGGCGTTCAAGCCTTTGCGGGCAGCGTTCGCCATCGTCTGATTCGGCCGGTAGGCGTCGCCGAGGGCCATTTCGATGGCTCGGCGGCTGACGATCACGCTCGAAGCCTCGAAGGCGGGCCGCACGACCGGGCCGACGTCCTCCAACTTGCCGATGGAGCGGACTTCGCGCCTCCGCAGGCCGCTTTTCGTCATGCTCCACGAATCGCCGCGCTGATGTCCATCATTTTTGATAGCGAACGCAAACGAACTGCCGGTCACATAGCCCCCGGCGACCAGTTCGACGACCTCTTCGGCCGTCTGGGTCTTCGGCAGCGGCCCCATTTCGTAGCGCAGGCCGTAGGAATCGGGCCGCAACTTGAGCGTGTTGTTCGCAGACCGGGCCAGCAACTTGTCTTTGGAGTGGTTGTAGACGCCGATGACGTCCGGATTCGTCGCCAGCACTTCGTCGAAGGCATTCGGGTGAATGACCTCCACGAAACCGCCCAGATTTCTCGACTCCGAGTTGAAAACGGCGGCGTAGCCGACGATCACTGGCCTCTTTTCGCCGTTGCCGACGTCGCGGTACTCGATCGACGTGTCCGAAACGGTCAGACGACGCTCAATTTCAGTGTCAGCCATCACTCACCTCGTCGAAATGCCGCTCGAACCAGCCCTCGGTGACCGATTCGTACTTGTTTCCGCTCCGATGACAGCCGAGAAGCAGGTCTTTGGAGCGATTCACCCACGAAGCCACGAACGAATCAACGTCTCGACCAGCCGCTGATGCTGCGTCGCGGAGTTCAATCCGCATCTTTTCCTCGACTTGGCCGAACCATTGCGTGATTTTCTCCGGCTTCGACCGCCGTTCGAGGATTCCGTCGGCTTCGATGTCGGCGATTCGCCGGAGCGTCGTGCGGAACAGGGCTTCGGCAGCGTCGAGCGAGCGGGATTCTTGCTGCGCGGCCGGCTCTGTGGCCGCCTGCTGCGGCCTGTTTTGCTCTGGCGCGGACGCAGGATCGGCGTTTTCCTGGCCGGACGTTTGGCCGGTTTGCGCAGCCGTCGGATTCTCCGGCGTGAAGGCTCCGAGCAACTGCATATTGACCTGGATGAACCGCTTCTTGCCCTGGCCGTCGGGCAGCGGGTTGTAGCCGATCGCCGCGCGGACTTCGTCGACATCCAGCACTCCCATGTTCGCCATCTCGCGGAGGAACTGCGAGCGAGCGGCGTAGTCGCCAGCCATCAGCGCGTTCGTGTCGAACTGCGTGAAGTAGTTCTTGTCGTCCACCACGAGGTCGCGACGGGCCGCCATCTCCCACCGTCGGCACCACGGGATCAGCGAGAACGTCACGAAGTCGATCGCCGACTGCTCGACGGTGCTGAAGCGGACGTTCGTCAGGTCGCCGATCAGGTGAGGCGGAACCCGATATGTCCTCGCGATGGATTCCAGAGCCCACCTCTGGCTCTCAACAAGAGCAGCATCGCGATTGTTTACCGGCTCTGCCCGCTTCTTGAATCCGAAAGGCATGACCACCGTTTTGAAGTGGTTGCGGGGGCCGGCGTGGGCCGAATCCCACTGCTCGCGGAAGCGACGAAGCGTCTCCGGCTTCTGCGGCTGGTCGGTTTCGATGTACGTCCCGGTCGAGCAGCCGTTGCCAAAGAATGCCGAGGAGTGCAGTTCGCACGCCCGCGCCAAGGCGATGGCGTCCTTCGACAGGCTGGTTGGCACGAAACCCGTCACGCCGTCGTTCGAGAGCCACCGGAGGTGGAAAATCTCGTCCTGCCGGTACTCCTCTGGCTCCGGGGCCGGGTCGGCCAGCGTCGCGGGCCTGCGGTAGTAGTAGCGAAGTTTGCCGTTCTCCAGCCGCTTGGCCTCCATCCGCGAGGGGTGGAGCGGGATCAGTTCGCTCACCGCGCCGTGCTCGATCGAGCCCTTGATATGGGCGTAGGCGTTGCCCCACAAGAGAATCCACGACTGCATGAGTTCGCGGAACTCGAAACTCGTCATCCACGAGTTTGGCTGGTAGTGCAGGACTTCGTGGAGGTGCTTGTCGTCGGCGACCTCCTTGCCGCCGCCGGGGAGTTTGCGGCAGTAGTTCCAGGGGAGGCTGGCAATACTCTCTGCCAGTACCCTTACGCAGGCCAGGACGCCGGCACTCTCCAGCGCCAACTCGGGCGAGACGTCCACGCCGGCCGTCGTTGACCGGCCCGCGATGATCTCCTCGAAGACCCTGGAGAGGCTCTGGCTGCGGAGTTCCATGACGCCGGCGTAGGACTCTTCTTCTGCTGTCGGCATCCTAGAACACCATGAGTTCGGGTTCTTCGTCGGGGCCGCGGACCTCGCCGCTACACAGGCCGAGGGCCATGATGAGAGAGACGGCGGCGTCGATGCGGGCCGTGGATTTGGAGTGGCTTTTGGTGGGCTTGTAGTTCCCGGCGTCGTCCGTCCGCACCTGAAGGTTCGACATCTGTAACGCCAAGGCCGGGTTGCCGCCGTGCCGTAATTTCTGGCCTAAAACGAGAGTTTCGAGCAGTTTCGTGGGCGGGCTCATCGAGGCGTAGCCCTGCCCGAACGGCTTGACATCAATCCCTTCGGCGACCAGTTGCGTCGTCAGGTGGGTTGCGTTCCATCGGTCGATGGCAACAGCCCGAACCGCATTCTTCTCCGCAAAGGAGAGAATGTAGTTCCTGACAGCGTCGTAATCCGTCACATCGCCTTCTGTAATTGTAACCCATCCGTCCTTCGCCCATTGGCGATACGGTGCTTCGTCCCTGTCCGCGCCGGCCTCGGGGACGAAGAGGTGGGCGAAGACGTCGAACGTGCCGTCTGGGATGCCGTCCTCATCGACGCCGGGCCAGACGGCCGCGAACGCCGTCGTGTCCTGGGTGCTCGATAAGTCGACGCCGCAGTAGCAGGGGCGGCCGTCGGCCGGGTGGAGCGGGGCCGAGCAGGCTTCCCACTGGCCGGTCTTGAAGAAGCGGTTCGCGCCGTTCGACACCCACTGGTTCAGGTAGAGCGTGCGGAATTTGATCTCCTCGCTGACGCTCTCGCGGGCCAGCATGGCCTCGCGTTCCATGAACTCCTTGCGGACGGTGATGCCGTAGTTCGGATTCGCCTTCTTCCAAGTCGATTCCGCGAAGATGTCGTCGTCCTGGTCTGCTTGGAAGATGCACGGCAGGAAGGTGGGGTCGACGATCAGGCCGTCGCGAACCTTGATGGCCCGCTGCCACTCGTCATAGCAGGGGCCGACGCGGTCCATGCCGGCCGTGGTGACGTAGATGACGAGCGGCTCCAGCCTCATGCCCATACCGCTCTCTAAAACATCTACAAGATCGCGGTTTGGCTGGACGTGAAATTCGTCCACGATGACCACTGACGGGTTAAAGCCGTGCTTGCCTTTGTGCTCGCTTGAAAGAAATTGGATGGTGGATTTCTTATGCGGGATGACGATCGAGTTCTTGTATATCTTCGAGCGGCGCAGCAAGCCTGGGCATGACTCGATGAACCTGGAGCACGCCGTAAAGAGCAGGCTCGCCTGCTTGCGGTCGCCGGCGGCGATGAGAATCTGGCCGCCCTCGTCGCCGAAGAAGCCCTCGTAGGCGCCGACGAGAGCGCAGGTCGCCGTTTTCCCAGCCTTCCGCGGCACCGCCAGGAGCGACCGCTGGTACTGCCGGCGGCCGTCGGGCCGCTTCGTGTTGAAGAGTTTGTCGAGGTACTCGTCCTGCCAGGGCTGGAGTTCAAACGGCTTGCCCGCGAACTCTCCCTCGCTGTGTTTCAGGAGCCGCGCAAACTCGCGGATGTCAACCCGTCGCTGCGTCGTCAAAGAGGGCGTCCACGGGGTCGGCGACGACCTTCACCGCGCCGTATCCCAGGCGGGTGCGATCGGCCGGGGTGAGCCCCAGCACCGTTTCCAGGTGCCGAAGTTGCTCGCCGCACTCCCTCGCCTGCGTCGCCATCGCCGTAGCCCGCGAGAACCGGATGGCTCCATCCGGCGCGAGCACCTCGACGTAGGTGGCGTCGATCTCCTGTAACCGCTGGGCGGCGTATTCCCACTGACAGTAAACCACGCAGTACCGAGTGACGACGTGCTCGTCGGTTTCGGCGAGCGTCCCCATCTTGGTCAGCCACTCGACCAGGCGGCCGAAAATCTGCTTCCCGCGAGGCTTGAGCCACTCCGGCGGCTGCATGGTGCCGTCAGCCGGGGCATTGCCGAGTTCCTCGCGGCCCTTGGCGTGCTTCGAGCCAGCCAACTGGAGAATGTGCTTCGGTTTTGGAGGACGACCCTTCATGCCATCCAGCGTAGGGCAGCCTCGCCGCCGCCGCAAAGGAGTGCAGGGCGGCCGCGAAACCGCCGGCGGCCGCGAAACCCGCAATTTTGTCCCGGCCTTCGCCCCTTGGGACGTGCGGTCTGTACGTTTGACGCGGCCCAGCATACCC